CAGGACCAGCAGATGGTAACAATTCTTTATAAGCCTGTGCTTGAAATTGTGTAACAGCTTCTGATATTAATGGATGTGTAACTCCTGATGAACCTCTAAAAGGTTCTTCTCTTTCTTCATATTTAATACCTAATAATTCTAATCCTTCTGAATAAGCATTTTCCCAATCGCTTCTTGATTCTTTATCTCCTTCATAATCAGATATTAAATCACTGGATATATCTTGTAAAACTCTTACATCTACCATTTCTGCTAAATTAGCATCATGCTCTTCTGCCATTCCTTTTTGAATAGCTCCTTCAAAATTTACAACTACAGAACCATCTTCCTCTTCTTCAATGACTTCAATGTCACCTTCTGACTCTTCCTCATCTTCTTCTATCTCTTGATCTTCTCCTTCGACCATAAGTTCTTCGCCCATTGCAGGCATTGATTTGTCAATTTGTGATGGGTCTATTTTATCTGCCATACGTTATCCTTTCTTTTTTACAATTTTTTGTTTAGTTTGTGAACCTGGATTTTTTTTAACTGAGTTTATCATACCTACCCCTGCTTTACCAATTCTATAACCAAAACTAGCAGTGATGGAAATGTATATACAATTAGCGAACCAGTCGGGAGTAGAAGTATCAAGAAAAATAAAACCTTCTTTAACGTAGCCTTGTGTCCAAGGTAAAAAACAACAGCTCAACACCACAATAAAAAAAATTGTCCATGCCTCATCTTTCCAGCTACCACCCATTTGCTCCGTTAGAGATTTTTCCATATCTAATTCGCCAGTGGCTTGTTTCTCATACACTACTGCTTTTGCTTTAGCTTGTGCAACTTTGGCTTCGGTCTCTGCTTTTTGTTTGTCTACTTTACCTTTAATCCATGACCCTGCTAAGTCTCCTACAAGACCTAACGCAGAACCTAATAATGGTAACGCCATACATCCCTCCTAATAAAATTGACGAGGACTAATACTTATCATACCTTCTTCTTCCTGCTCGTCATTGTCAAGTATTATGAATCCACCTTTACGATATCTTATAAGTGCCATTGTCATACTATCCACGTAATCATCATAGTCCCCATTCGGAAATGCCGCCACTTCATCTACCACTTCCTCAGCAAAACTTTTCATTGGAGCCCACACTTTACCTGACTCAAATAACGGTGCCACCATATGCATACGGGTATGTTTATCTTTTCCTTTACTCGGTGTATAATTTACCACAGGTATTCCTATATTTCTCAACTCGTCCGTGAGCGGTGTACCTGTAGCTTTTGCTTCAATTAAAACCATATCAGGCTCCCAATAAGAATACTCTTCTTTTGCTTTACTTTTTAATTCAGGAAAATCCCATCGTCCACGTTGTGCATCTAATAATATCAAATGATCTGAACCACCTTCATCTGGTTTAAATACACCCCACGTCGTAATAGCAGAATAGTCCGCCGTCTCTTTTTTACTAAACGCCGTATCATAACTTTGCATAATATAACTAACAGGAGGAATATCTTCTTTCTCCCATACGTTCCACCAGTCTTTTTTTATAATCGCTCCTTCTGCTGCCACAGGATTTTGTTGCCACTGCGCATTCCATTTGCTCAAAGACAATGATGCCTTGACCTTTAACAACTCATCTTTTTTCCAAAATTCTGGCCACAAAATATTATCACTCGGCAAGATAGCAGGAAATTCAATGACGTCCCATTTATCGGACATGGGGTCTGCGGCTTGCGCCTTTATCAGTTTGCCAGTCAAATCTTTTAATGACCATCGTGTCATAACAATCACTATAGACCCACCTGGTTGTAATCTCTGTCTTGGACCAGAAGTGTACCACTCGTACGCATTTTCAAGTGCCGTTTCTGAAAGTGCATCTTGTTCCGAGTGCGGATCATCAATAATCAATAAATCTGCACCACGACCCGTGATCGCTCCTCCAACTCCCGCTGCATAATATTCACCACCTTGACCTGTTTCCCATCGACCTGCTGCTTTTGAATCTGAACGTAACTCTACATCTGGAAATACTTCTCTGTACACCTCTAACTCCATAAGGTTTCTTACCTTACGTCCAAATCGTACCGCAAGCTCTGCGGTGTGTGTCGTTTGAATAATTTTTAAATCTGGCTTCTTGCCAATTAACCATGCAGGTAATAAGTAACTTGCAAATTCAGACTTCGTATGTCTAGGGGGCATATTGATAATGATCCGTGAACCAGGGTTCTTGGCCAGTTGTTCAAATTTCTCTGCCACTTTCTTATGATGAGAACCTTCGATAAACCCTTCGTAACAATGTTTAACAAACTTCATAAAACTTTTTTCGGTCTTTTCTCTAACTCCAAGTTTTCTCTTTGCTTCTTCTAAAGCTAAAATTTCTCGGAGCACGTCCTCTGAAACATTATAGTTTTGCATTTCTAAAAATCCATCTCCATATAGAAGATCTTATAATCGATACCACTGTAAAAATCAATGCTATACCTATGTTCTCTGAAAAACTAGGGTGTAACCCAAATAAAGGAAACACCGTTATTTGAATAAGTATCGCTAATATAAAACCACTTCCAACATCAATAAGACTTTGTAAAAAATCTTTCTTCATCTATACGCCACACATTCCTTCATCACAAATATCATTAAACATATCTAACTGGTCTTTGAATGGATCTAAATCTGCCTCCTCCAACGGTACATAAGACTTGTGTAAAAATACTTCGTCCTCTGGTTTTCTCGTAGCGTTCCTTAATTTATTATCCAGGTCCACTACTTCCTTCCACATTTCTTTATCATTATTTTTTATGTCTAACCAAAACTCGTTAGAATGATAAGGGCAAAAAGTACAAGCAGATTTTTTAGGTAACGGATGGTTGTGACCCTTTAACCATTCCATGCAATCGCCTCTGTTAAATTTTTTATCAAATACTAACGGATAGTCATTCTTTATATAAGGTAACCTGCTCTCCTTACACCGTACCATCTCATCTCTCGAAATACCAATAACCATTTCTATATTAGTACCTTTTGGTACTCTTTGATATTTTTTTAATCCTAACAATCTTCTTATCTTTTGATAAATAGGTTGTATCTTATAATCATTGGTACACTGGCGCATGGTAAACCCTTTCTTGCCAGTTTTGTTATTAATCGTGTATGTAGGTATCGCTAGAAATTTGTATTTACTAGATAACATATCTTCTTTTAAATTACCCTTAGATACAATATGCACAGGATAAGAAACCCTGTTTTTTAAATATTGTAACCAATCGTACACGTATTTAGGTTCATTCTGAGTGTCAGCGAATATTGCACAATCGACCATAGGCAATTCGCCATACTCAATCATTAAAGCGACCGTGCTACTCTGAACACCTGCTCCTAGTGATAATACTCTTAAATCTGTTTTGTTTTCCAATTCTTTATCCTTTCTATATTAAACGTAACTACTATAACCATATTTTTAGATATATCAAATTATAACTATCAAACACTGCGGGTGGGCGGGTGGGTGCGCAGCGCCCCCGTCCAATGGTTGGTGGGGGGTCGCAAAAATTGTTCGTTATCTTTTTGCAACCCGTCTTAAGTACCTAAAAGGACTCTACATAAATAACTAATAAACAAGCAAGTGCAATAGTGACTAAATAAAAAGCTAGTTCCCATTTTTCAGAGTCGCTTTTATAATCTATTTTTTCTATTTGTTTATAATGATTGACTCTGATTCTATGCTCTTGAATTTTTCTTTTAGATTCTTTTTTCATATCTTTAATTGAATCATATACTCTATATTTATTCATTACTTTGACTCCTTTTTAAATTTAATTATTGCTTTATCTTTACGACTAAAATTTATTATCGACTCAACGTCCTCAATAAAATCTGACTCCATTATAAAACTTTCATCTTTTAAATCATAGACAATGAATCTTTTTGAGTCTGTGAGTCTTTGTATCGAGTCGTGATGTTCTACAAAAATTTCATAATCATTAAAGATAAAAGACGGGGCTTCATCATTTAAAT